GTCCTAGAGAACCGCTTTCGCACCGAAGTGCGAGGCGACCGGGCTAACTATTCTGACCTACCCTTACACAGATTAGAGGTAGCATCAGAATTGCAATTCACCGGTCGCCCTACACAGCACGGATGCATAGCGTGCCATGTATAAGCGCCAGTATTCCGCATTAGCGGTAATACGTTTTCGCTGGATGTTCAATAACCAATCATTGGTTGTTGTGCCACCTATCGACAGGATATCGATAGAGGAGTAGTCCCAGTTTAGGGTACTACACCACCCAGTGAGACTAGTAGCCTTACGATCCATACGGATCGGAAAGCCGGCCTTATCCAGCGTAGACCGAGTGAGACTCAACACAATACGATCCGGACACATGACCTTCCACATAAGTGGTTTAGGGTCATGGACAGGACCGTCGATGACAAGTCGACGTTGGTTTTGTACGAGTTCATACGGACCTACACTGGGCCGCTCAATATTAGCCTTGGCTACATATTTGCGGTACAGCCGAGCACCGGGACTCGAATGGATTAGCCTCCTGAGAGTCGTTCGCTGCGGTTTGAGCACCATAGAAGGTACGCAAATTCCGCTCGAAACAGACTCCCACATGGGGACGGGATTCTTCCTGTCACCACTGATATGATTCCACAAACACCGCAAGGTGTAAGTGATATGAATATCATGTCTGGAAGACCAATCAACGAGTCGGTTGAATAGGGAAACGCGATCATCAGGGCTCTGCAAAGTCTTGCAGTAAACACCCCTGATATCGCGGCCGCGGTACCAGTCGGAACCGCAGCTCTCCCTAAACCAGCCATCATTGAACGATTTACTGGGATTTGGCCTTAGACCGATTTCTTTAAGGAAACCGATCATTAGCTCAAATACGCAGTTAGGAACAATGATGTCATCACCGAACACTCCAACCTGATGGGCAAACCGAGCATCACCAGTGAGGTGACGCGGTCGCCCCATCATCTCCAAGATTACCTCAGCAAAACTGAGGAAAATTAGAGTTTGGAGCGGAAAGGTGAATCCACACCCCATCGTTGAAAACATGTGTAGTTTCTCACATGTTCCGTCGGGAAACTGGACCTGACTCTCGCGAGTTAAGTTCAAAGCCTTAAATACGTTTGGTACATCACCT